TTATCTGCTGTAATTAAACCTGAGAAATCAGTATCAAACTTAGTATTGTCTTCTAAAGTAATAGTATAAGTTCCATTACTTAATTCAGTACTCTTAATCTTACTAGCATCAATCTTATTATTAAGATTATTAATGAGATTCTCAATATCCTGAGTATCTCCTTCAATAATGACATCTTCTTTAGTAATCTCTCCAGTATTAATATTCCTGTATGTTACTTCTAAAGTATTACCATTCTCTTTAGCTTTAACAGAGATAACAGTTAATCCTGAACCAGTACTAAAGGTACTTAAATCTACTTTAAGTTCTACTTCATCTGTTCTAATCAATTTTAATTCTGAACCAGAGAAAGAGATATCTTTTACATAGATATCCTTTTCTTCTTCTGATGGGTTATTATTTCTTTGAAAACTATCTAAATCTATAGAATTAATATCAGTATAGTAATATGTACAATCATCCATTACTACAATGATTTCATTACCCAATCTGGAAATACTACTAATTTTATTAGTAGGACATTTATTCTTTACAGGTAATAATTCTGGTTCAGAAATATTATTTTTACATGAGTCTATCTTATCTCTATTCTTTTTTAAAATAATAGGAGTAATAGTTTTTGTATTACTACTGCACTTGCAAGGATTGATTTTGCAATGACAATGTTTATTCAATTTCATACTGTTCAATCTCCCCAGTTAATTGATTAGTCTTAGTAATAACTAATTTATTATCTACTTTTTGAATATCAGTAATTACTGTAGCTATCTTATTAAAGCTAGCTAAATCTATCTTATCTAAACTAGCTTGATAGAATGTACAGTCATCCATAGTAATAATAATTTTATTTCCTACTTTACCAATTTTCTTAACAGCATTATCAGGACAATGATTTGTACTAGGAATTAATTTTACTTTAGGAACATTAGTAATATTAGACTGTACTGAGGTATCTGTAACATTTAATGTTCCTATAACTGTACTACTCTTATTACAAGGTTTACAATTCATCTTTATCTCACTTTAATGATAAGTTTATGGGTTAAAGGAACTCCTGAATAATGTGTTTGAGTACATACCATCAATTTAAAATTAATATGTGGAGGAATAGAAATTTCTGCATTATTTTCATTAGAAATATAAACAGGTGTACTCTCTAAATTATGAATACTTGCCTTTTGAGCCAGTAATACAAAATTACTAGGAATATTAGGCTTAGTATTATTAATTTCAGTATTACCACTTAATACAGGAGAATATAGTTTTTTAGGAGGTTCATCTGTACTTCTACCAATAGGCTTTAATACATTCTCTGTATGTTCAATAAAAGGCATTACTAATGGGTAACTAGTCTTACCTAAATCAAATATACCTAAAGATTTACTATTACCAAATTTAGGAAAATAATCTGTAATAGGCGGAAGAATACCTAATTCAAAATAGTTTTCCCATAATTTTCTACTAGAATTTAAAGGCATATTCTCAATATAAAAATGAACAGTATTTTTTAATTCAGGATAATATTCTAAATTAATACTATTCCAATCTTTCCATACTTCAGTATCACTTTCTATACCTAAACTTAATTTAACTTCTCCTACTTGTACTGGTTCAATATCACTATTAAAAGAATTTACTTCTTCCCATCCATCTAATTCAGTACATTTAGTTACAGTTAATATTGTTCCTAAAGGTAACATTACAATTTCCCCAATCTATTTTGATTTACAGATTCATCATTACCTAATTTAATACTCTCTTGAACCAGTAAATTAGCATTTAATTTATCTTCTTGGTTTAAAGATTGTTCAGCTAAAGTAACTGCTTCAGATGCCTGTAAATGTACTGAAATCTTATTTAAGGATTGGATATCTAATTTATTCTGATTAATAGTTTTTAATAAAGTTTCTGCTTCAGCTAATTTAGCTTCTACTTCATCATATCTAGCAATTAAATTATCAATATCTTTTGTACTAATAATTCCTAATAAAATAGTTAATTTATCATTTAACTCTTCATTAAGTTTAGTACTCTCACAAAGATTACTACTAATACTTTCTAATAAATCTAATTTACAGTAAATCTCTTTTAATGCTGGCATACTCTGAGCAATAACATAAAGAGTTTGTGTATGTTGTCCTAATCTAGTAATAGATTCACTGTTAGCAGCTAAGGCACTAATTAACCCTAGTTTGTTATACAGGTCATGTAACCAAGGAAGATTAGCTTGTACTTGAGCTACTACATCAAAACTAGCTGAACCAAGATGATGATGTACTAATTGATTTAAGTTATTCGTACCAATAGGACGAATATCTTGTGGTAAATTTCTATACATTAAATCCACTCCCTAATATAAGGTTTAATATTAGTACCAGTTTGAGTTTTAATACCGATACCTTGTTGTTTCAATACTTCCATTAAAGTTTGATACTTAGCAAAGAAAGCATTACTTTCATTCAGTTTATTTCCACCCATATTCTGTAGTACAAGGCAAGCTACATAAGCCATAAATGCTCCGTGCATTGCAATAGGAATATTAATTTCCATATTACTTGTTGCTGGTTCAGATAGTGGGATTACTTGATGAGATGCTTGATAAACAATACTTAACTGTTTTACTCTTAAATCATAAGGAACATGAATACAGTTAGGTTGAGGAATTAATACTCCAAACTGTGAATGTATGTCATTCATAGCTAAACTTCTACCATCAATAGTGCTTACTTCAACAATCTGAAGTACATCGTTATCAAAAGGGTTTAAATCATTATCAATAATATATTTAATACCTTGTACTTCATGATTAGAATAGGCATATTGTCGGTCTAAATAATAGTGAGAAATTCCATCCTTTAATTCAATAAGAATTTGTTTCTCACTTAAAGGAAATACTGAATAGAAATGCTCTAAGCTTCTGTTTAATACAGAAATTAATTTAGGTAAAAATTTAGCATTAATTTGAAACTCTCCAGTTTCTACTAAAGGAGTACCTTGAAGTTCCCCTAATGCTAAATCCTGTACTAATTGATTAAATTTCATTTCTACACCACATAAGAATGTTTACCTTGATAATCATTTTCTACTAAATCATCTTCATAAACAAAATCAGATTTAGTCTCTTTACCTAAATTAGCCTGATAACTGTCAGGATAAATTAATCTCATTTGTTCTAATTGAGATATCATATCTAAACAATCATCATGTTTAGATTTAATTCCATCAATAGTAACCATAGCCAATTCATTTAATATTTCTTGAACCAAGGTAGTTGATTTTAAATCAGAAGGTAAATACATTTTACCAGTTTTCCAGAAAGGAATGGAGAGTCTCAGTCTTTCCATTTTATTGGTTCTTGCTGGAATACCCTCTCTATTCCCATCTTTCCCTTTAGCAATAGAAAAGTAAACATTTCTTGATAACATCTCTTGTCTAATTAAATCAACAAAAGCTCCTTGTTGTCCTGATATTTCAATACCCACAGACATAGGCTGATATTGTTGAACCAAGGTAAAAATATCATCAAAGGTTTGGTTCATTAATTGTCTACCAATTCTCCCATCTACTAAGAATCTATTTCCTTGGTTATCTAATGCCCATACACCAATTACTGTATAATCAGCTTTTCTCTGCGTACTAGTAGCAAAGTCAGTAGTAATTACAAAGTTATATCTCTGTTTATTTGCCATTAATTCATGAGAATTAAACCATCTGATATCATCATCTAAAATCATACGGTCTTCTGTACTAGCAATTCTCAACATTAATTCTTGCTTAAAAGATTTAACCCTACCAGTAGCTACAGCTAATTCATACTCATTTACTAAAAAATCATAAGTAAATCTTGATTCCCAAGCACCTACAAATTCTTCTCTACTACAAGGAAACTCATTACAAACAGGAAATACATTACTATGCCATTTACCTGATTCAATAGCTTCGTATAAAGGGTCATTCTTATTAAACGGAGTACCATTAAATACAATCTTTTTACGCATAGGATTTAATGCTTGGTTTACCCCATTATAGATAGTATCTTTAATCTTATCTAATTGAGTAGGACTATTTGCATCTTCATCAGATACTAAATCATCCAGTATAGCTAATACTGGACGATTACCGAACATCTTAAATCCCCTTACACCAGACTTAGCACCAAACATTCTTACATAAGTCTGTACTCCACCTAAATTAGTAAAGAGAATATCATTATCTGTGAATTTAACTTCAGGAAGATATTTCTTTAAAAAAGCAGATTCATTATATCTACTTTCTACATTCTTCCTAAATGACTTAGCTCCATTTTCCATACTATCAGCAACATACATAATTACATCTACTTTACCAAAGTTAGGTATAGTATTAAATACAGCTAAATACAAAACTAAAAATTCTCCATAAATACTTGTCTTTGCTAATCCCCTAGAACATAAATTAGCAATATGAGTTTTCTTACCTACTAAACCATCAATCATTTTGTAATGTAATACTGGACTAGTCTGAATATCATCTTTTCCAGTATTTACCATCTTAACAAAGTTCATATATTCAATACTAAAGGCAGTAGGTTTATATTGATTCAATTCTCTATAATCTATTTCATTTAAGTAATCATCAACTGTTTTTTTCATATTCTTCTTCTTCTTCTTCACTGTAAATATTTTGTTCAATTACATCTACTACTGAATAATTACCTTCAATAATATCATCTCTTTGTTTAGAAGATAGTTCAAATAATGCTTGTTTTAATTGTTCAATTTCATTTGATTCATTAATCTTAATATTCAATTCTTGTTTCTTAATTTCAGGTTGTTTAGTATGAGACATGATATTATTAGCAGCATCTACTCTTACTTTAGGACTTACTTTATCATCATTCATAATATCAGCAGTAACCCTCATTGCCTCATAAAATAAATCATGACATACAATATGAGTAGGTAATAGCATCTTAGCCTGTATATCTATTACACACTGGTTCTTAGAATAGATATCAGCATAGCTACTAAGATGAGCCATTGACTGACCCTCTCTTTGCATTCTCTGTACTCTATCAGGAAATACCTTAGTATAAGCCTTTACCTTAGTATCTCCCATATTTCTGTATGTAACAAATAATGCAGCATTTAAATAATCCTGTAAATTAATCCTAGAACCATTGCCATACATTGAATCCATAACATTAATACAAGTATTTCTAAAATACTCAGCTACAGCAGGATTACTACCATTAATAGTAGAATTAATAAACTCTAGTGCTTTCTCTTTAACAGGCTTATCTACTTTCTTTTTTCCTAGAACCAAGTTCAAGTAATCCATAGTTAAAGGTTCTACTTCTGGTTCAGCAATAATAGCATCCAGAATTACAGGTGTATCTTCTGGTTCATTAGGTAAACTTAATTGTGTACCAGCTCTACCTTTACCTTTTATTTTATTTGTAGCAGATGTTAATTTCTGTTTAGCAGCAGTGTTTCTTTGATTTGGATTAATAATATTGTTAATTGGTTCTAATTCTATAGTTGCATTAAAATTAATTTCTTTTGTACTCATAACTTAATCTCCTTAAAGATTAAATTATTACATAGATATTATTAAAATAAAAATCCCCATTAATATTTCTATTAATGGGGTACAAAAGGAAAACCACTTAACTTCAATCTTTCACTCAAGGATAAATACTATCAACTAATTTTACTACTAGTCAATATTACCTCTTTTTTACGGTTCTCCATCTTCTCCTAACTCAACCCAACCAATGCTCTGTCTATACTCAAATACTTTAGTAATTAAAGCATTTCTATCTTCAGATTCAGTAAATTTTACTTTTCTAGCTGTAAGATACTCTCTTAACTGTTTGATATTATACCCATTAAACTCATGAGTCATAGGTTCTTCCAGTAAAATAACTTCTTCTTTTTCTTTTTCTTTTAATTCAGCTTCAATTTTAGGAATTGAACCAGAAGAAGTAAAATTAACAGCTACTTCTTTATTCTTCAAAATAGCTAAATCTACTTTACTAGACTTACCTAAAGCATAAGCTAATACAGGACTAGTACTAGATAAAATAGGTTTATTTTGAATTAATACTGTCTCTGAACCAGTAATATTATCACTCTTAGGTCTAATAAAAGCTTTCTCTTCAGGTCTAATATATTGACATTTACATACCATTTATTTTATTCCTTGAACCAAGTTAATTACTATTACAATTTCTCTCAATAACCTTGAATGGTACATCTTTAATTACAGCAGTAACTCTTTTTTCTACTGTAGGTAAAGGTAAAGTATTAGCTCCTTTTTTCCACTCAGTAGTAACATTACTATCATACTTGGTAAGCATATAACCTGTATCAGTAGCATCATACTGAACATACTCTTTACCTAAATTCTTCCTTACTTTCTCCTGACCATCTTTCAGTAACATTACATGAACTCTACCACTAATTCCGATATTCATACTTAATTTCCTATTAGCTAACAGGGAACATTCCCTAATCCTAATACTAAATTTAAACTACCCATTTAATCAAGACTAATCCCTAATTCCCCTTTTGAAAAAAGAAATCTTAGTATCTCAAGGGATTCTCTCTTCTCTCTTCTCTCT